TAAGGGTCACCATTATCAGTGAGCATCAGGTACAGATTTGCGCTGTCATTACGCCAGAACGCGCCATAACCGCCATAAGCGATGCGAAAGCCATTAGGGGTGCTTGATTGCACCTCCCCGGTCGTGCGCAACGGCCCGGTAATATCGGTGCTTCCCGTTATTGGAATGGCTCCCACGTCGCTCGCCTTTAAGCTGTCTTTTAACGCCAGCTCGCCGAGACCGAGGTTTTTCCGCGCCTGCTCGACGTCGTCGACGTCTGAAAGATTGTTCTTAATCAGAAGCGCCAGCTCATGCTTTGCCTGAATCATCTTGTTGATGGCGGCGGAGAGCTGCGCGCGGTCGCTTTTTTTAAGCTGAATCCCGGCTCCCTCGATAACGGCGCAAATCTCCTCCTGAACCGAATCGAAAAAGGTCTCGTCGAGCTGCGTCGCCGGAACGCCGAGCGTCGGATCGCCAGCCGTGAAGCCGTTTTTGCCCGCGCCGAATTTGCCCTGCTGTGCTGTGGGGGTATCTATACGATGCAAAGTAATTACCTCATAAAAAAACCCCGCCGGAGCAGGGTTAACTGGAAAGAAAGCGCTTTATTCCGTGTACGCGAACACGACTTCGGTATGAGAGGGCGAAACCTTGTTAATCACGCATTCAATGACCGTATCGCCCCACGTGCGAAGGCTGCCAACGCAACTGGAAGTGCATGTCATGACCTCAATCGTCGCGAGCGTCGGAATATTCACCTGCCACAAATAGCGGTAGTCGTCGTCCGTGGCGATATCCGGGCGAGGATTCTCCGCCTCGTTTTGATACTGTGTGATTGAAACAGACCGATAGCCGAGCGCATCGAGCTGTCGCCGGTAAAACGCCTCGTTAATGCCGCCGTAACCGTTTACCTTTGCCGCCAGTCGCCGCTGTCGCTGCGAGAGGGTTTGCGTCTCTTCAATGGTGCATTCATCAGGCAGCCCGCATAACGCCTCGTAACGGTCGAGGAGCTGCACCGCCGCCCCCGGATCAATCTCGCGCATTAATGCCGACGACTGCGCATGTACCCGCGCCAGAGACGGCGCGAGCCCTTCGAGGAGGGGATTATTCCCCTCCCAGGCGGGGCCAGGCGGTAAAAGCCGTTTTAACAGGCGGGTATATTCGTCCTCTACAGCCACGTAACCTCCTCAATATCGAGATAGGAGTTATCCGTCGCGGTCTTGCCTTTGTACTCGACAGTAACCCGGACATGAACTGTCCCCGGAGCAATGCCGGTTGCTTTCACGCCGCTGTTATCTGCACTCGGGGTAATGACGCAAAGGGTCGACGGGTCAGGCTCGCCCTCGCCTGCCGGGACAAAGTCCCAGGTGATGTTAACCCCATCCAGCGACGGCAGATTCTCAGGCGTGAAGGTGGCGGTCGCGAATGCGTCCGGGCTGTCCGGCAGCGTGACGGGGTTCGGTGAGAACGAATTCAGGGCGACATCTATTTCAACGTCAGATTCGTTGTAGTTCGACCACGTTATCTCCCCGATAACCGGTAATTCATAGGTGCCGAGCTCTACGTCTTTCGCTGGCGAAATCAGGCGGTGCGCGAACTGGTCAGTCGCCAGGCTGATCGCCTCACTGATACGAGAAAGATAAATCTTTCCTGACGGCTCGCCGTCCCTGAACAACGCCGATTTAATCTCTTTCGTTACCGCTGCCCTGATTGCCGGAGTATCTTTAGCAAGCGCGATTTCGAAGTCGATTTTTCTCAGCGTCGGCGGGAAAACAAACAAGCCTGAACCGGCCACCGGCGCAAGCGGAAGAATGTACTGTTTAACCGCGTCGATTAACGTCTCATCCGGCACCGGATTATCTAAGTCGCTGTTAGCAGGCATCACGCCAACCGTCCCGCGTCCGGCATGATGGCGGAACACCCAGGCGCGGGTGATCCCCGCGACGTCAGTCGCCCATATCCGGTAATCGGCATCCGCGCCGCCCTGTGGCGTGTAGTACCAGCGCGCCATGATTCGCGAACGCCAGTCCTCCAGCGTTTCTAAATCCGTTCCACCTTCAACCGACTCCGCATAGCATGTTGAAGAAAGTCCCGCGACTGGCGTCATCAGGCGAAGCGGCGTTTTGTCATCAAGGTTCCCGCCTGTGCCAGCGTCAACCGCTTCAATCAGTGCGCGAAGAACTCCCTCATCGTTAACGGTCGCGTCTGCGGTCGTTACATACTGCTTTTGCTCGTCAGTCTGCATTTCTGTCCCGGCGGGCAGCGTGATCCCCGACGACACGCTCTCCCATCGCGCATAGCCGCTCGCCGTGGTTGCTTGCTTGCGCGGGACTTGTTTCAGGTTCCCGTGTCGCGAAAGCCACTCCTCATCCGCAAGGTCAGGAAGCATGTTTCGCGCCAGATAGTCGAGATAACCATAAAGTGTGTGAACGGCAGCGGCCATCACCCGTGAATAGACTTCCGCATCAAGGCGACGGAGAACGACGTCCGTCTCAAATCGCGTGAGTAAATCACTTCTGATTGTGGCGATCAGATTGGGCAAATCTGGACGCGAGAAACCGGAGTCAGCCATTTAACACCTCTTGCCATATATCATCGAAAATAATTGCGTGTTTGCTGCCGTCCTGCTGCCAGACAGTGACCTCCAGTTGAAGCGAGTTAATCCCGGTTCGGGTGGCGGCCACGTCGACGCGCGCAGCGACGCCGTCCTCCTCCATCCAGGCGAGCGCCTGGCGTGCGTAATCCTTCGCGCGCGTCGCGGTTGCGTTGGTCAGTTTGCTTCGTTGCAGCAGGTACAGGCGGGAGCCGATCCGGTCGTTCCCGACACTCGGGAAAGTGTCGCCCCACCATCCGAAAGGCATTTCGGTATCGTCGTCCGCCTCCGCGCGTCGCCAGGAAAAAAGCGAAATGATTACGGAGCGGGTAAGGTCGTCGAAATAGTCGGTCGACTCTTTCAGTAAGCCATTTACAAAGATGATCATGCGTTACCCCATTGAAGCAGAAGGGCCGGTCGTTTCTGCGGTTTCACCCTGGGCGGTGTGCTTGTGTCCGTTATATGTGGTGCGGATTGCCGACATGGTGCCGACGCCGTCTGATACCTTGCCCGCCGCTGAAAAGTCCCCGCTTGTTGTGATGGTCGGCGTCGTGAATGAGACGCCGGAGGATGCATTAACGACGAGCTGCGGGGCGTTGAGCGAAATTTTCGACTCAGCATTAACCACAAGCTCGGATGTCGTTATCTCGGTGACGCGCCCGCGTTTGAGAACAATCGAATCTCCCTCGTCCGTGTAGACGGCCACCTCGCCAGACTTGAGCCCTTTCAGCCGGTAACGCCGGTCAGAAACAGAGATAACAACACCGTGAGAACGGTCACCCGACGGGAACAGGACAACCGCCTCCGCGCCTGCGTGTGCGGTTGACGTAAAGCCGTAAGGCTCGATGTATTCGACGTTCTCTTTCGTATCCCCGGCAATCAGTTTTAACCCTGCGGCCTGGCATTTTCTGGAGGAGTCCAGCGCTGCCAGAACGGCACGCGCTGCGAGATTAGAAATCGCCTGCTTAATACCCATCAGAACACGATCTCCTTTTTCGCCTTTTTGGTTTTTGCTGCGGCGGGCTCCGGGAGATACGCATCAGCGGGCGCGACGCGAAGCTCCGTCGTCGTTCCCTGATCGCCTTTAATGAATGTCACCTCACCGATAATCAACTCCTCGTTATCGAAGCCGCAAAACGGGTCGTAGACGATAACTTTCATATTTGGTGCCCATAACGTGCCGTTACCCTGGCGCCAGCCCTGAACGGTGTAAGTCGTTTCGCGCGTTTTCGCGGCGCGCTGCGCCTGCTCAAACTCACACCGGGCTTTACAGGTCGCCGATGTCGCCGCGCCGCTTTGCTGGATTGTGTAGGGACGGTAACGGGTGATCGCGCTGTCACCGCTTTTTTGTTTAATAGCGGCGATGGTTGCCTCGCCGAAATCGTCGTCCGTTCCCGGTCGCTGCCCGGTAACGAGATACTCAGAGAAACGGTCTTTGATGCTTCGCTCGGTATCACACGACAGGATATTTTCACCGAGAACGAGCGCCGTCGCGGCTTTCGCCGAACCGACGACACCGAGGACGAGTTCGCCCTTTTCGTTGTCATAAACCAGCGCCTGAACCTGACCAAGAAGCCGGTAAAGGCAGTCAATGACCGTTTCGCCGTGCTGCGGCTGCGCATCAATAAGCGCGGTCGTCGGCGCGCCTGCGTCGATGACATTCACTTTAAACGGCGCGGCCAGCGAGGCGGCAATCTCCGCAAGCGTCGCCCCGGAGTGCTGCGCGGGCGTGGCGGTGCAATCAATCAGATCGCCGGTTTTGCTGCGCCCGACAATCGCCATACTTAACGACCGCGCGTCGTAGCGGACGGGGGTCGCCTCGATCCAGCCTGTGAGAACAAGGTCGTCACCGATTCTGACCTCAACCGCGTCGCCGTTCTTTATCTGCGGTGTGGACTCTGTCGCGCCGGGCCATTGTCGGGTGATTTCGACGTTAAAATCTCGCGCGGCGCGGTCTACACCTGCGGAAATGCGAACGAACGTCCACCCGCCCCACTCGCGACCGTTCACGCGTAAAAAAACGGTGTTATTCATCGGACGGGAACCCTCAGCGGCACCACCGGCACAAAGCCGGGGTGCGCTATGTTATTGCGATAGAGGATGTCAGTTTCCCGACTGGCGTCGTCGAACCACTGCGCCGCCAGCACAACCGCCGGGAGCGATTCGGACGGTATCCGGGAGACCGTTTTCTCAACCTGCGCCAGACGCGACGAGATATCGTTGTTGAGATCGGCCCGGAGCCTCGTCAGCGCCATAAAAACGGCATCATCCGTTGTGCGGGCCTGCTCGCTGTCTATCGCCGCATTCAGCGCGGTGCGGATATCCGTTAAGTCGTCCCAGGTTGCCGGAGTGGCGCGCGCCGTGGTGGCGGACTGTGAATCCAGCGCGGGATGACTGATATTGACGATATCCGATACAGAGTTCGCGCCGCCCTGCAATGCGCTGTTACCCGGCGGCGACGGGATTTGCGCGACCGCGCGCGCTGCTTCAGATATCGAGACGACGCGCATCGTCGAGGCGACAAGGTTCGCTTGAGCCTTGCGTGAGGCGGTTGTCCCGCTGTCAGAACTCCAGACGCCGCGAGGTGCTAACCCGGAATCAACCGTTACACCACTGATGGTCTTAACCATCGTGACCAGATCCGAGGCATCGCCGGTAAGACGTGTCCCGGCCCGCCAGGCTTTTTGCAGGTTACGAACAAAATCATTAGCGGAACTCGGCGGCATCAGGATCACTGACAAATCGCCCTGCACAAGTCGCATGGCGGCGGAGATACCGGAATCCACCATTGTGAACGCGTCGGCGATAACGTCGAACATCTCCGCCGCGTCAGCCAGAACGCCGCTCTGAACAAAATCGCTTAACCCGTCCAGAGAGAACGCCGAGAAAGCGCCGGAGATAGCATCGGCCAGAGAACCCGCCGAGCTGTCGAGGCTCGCGTCGGTTGCCGTGCCGGATGTCGGGAATGTCAGCTCGCCGGACTCAACGAACTGAAACGACACGCGACACATTCGCCCCTCCTGATTGCTGTGGGTCACGCGTACCTGACCGTCGACATTCCCTTTCATTTCGCCGTAATACGGATGAACCAGCGTCGCCGCGCCCTCTGTCTCGATGGCGGCAATAAGCCGGTCGCGCTTCTCGGGGTAATCGTCGCCGATGAGGTATGCATTGATGGTTATACGTCGCGCGGCCCGCCCCAAATCCTCGGTAAACGGCTTGTCGCGGTTGGGATATTCGTGAACCTGAACGCGGCGGCCAAAAATGCCCTCATCGCTTTCAACCTCAAAGGGAACGCCGCGAAAGGAGGCGCTTTGCAGACGCGCGCGCCAGCCGGTTTCAAATGCCATGATCGGCCCTCATAAAAAAACCCGCCGGAGCGGGTTTAACGTGGGTTTCTGAAAGGGGAATATGCGACATCGGTTTTCACCGACATAAACGGATCGCCGGATTTCGGGTCGATAACCCGCATCCCTGGCGGTGCATTTTCAAACGTGACGGTTAACTCGCTTTGTGAGCGGCCTCCGACCGGACGATCTAACGGTACGGACGGCGAATATCCTTGCCCGGAGAAATAACCATCAGCTCGCGGCATTTGCCACCCTGTTTTGTCGTAAACAAAATCGTGAAACTGTTTACCCCATTTATCCATTTTGTCATTCAGACCAAAGCCGCTATTTAACGAATCAGCCGCAAAATTTTTAATCAGCCAGGGGTGTTCTTTTTCGAGCTTTTGAGCGTATTGTCCAAGCTCTATCAGGCCCGCTATCAGGCTGATAGTACCGATGCCCTTCATAGCGGTTGCTGTTCGCCCGACAGCCGCCGTCAAACCGTCCTGCATCCCGATAGCCGTCCTGATATTCGCGATAAATCTCACGCCGATATAAAGCGCGGCAAGCGCGGCCATAGACTTGATAGCTGTCTCCCATCCCCCCATTTTTTGAACAACGCTGTCGATTTCCTGCCATACCTTTTTAATGACCGGCCCGACCTCGTCCCAGTGTTCGATAATCTCGTATGCGCCAAAAACGAGAAGCCCTATCGCCGCTTTAGCGGGACTCATGTTCATGGCGAAATTCATTATCTTAATTGCCCGACTCACTGCACCGGTTGCCGCGGCAACGCCCAGCAAAGCCGCCCCTAATTTAGCGACAGATTTCACTGTTTCAGGATTCTGGCGGATAAACTCAAGTCCCTGTTTCATAAACGGCTTAAGCGCATCAACAGCCTTAACTATCATCGGCAAAAACTCATTCCCGACAGTAATCGCCATCGCCGTAAACTGGTTTTTCAGGATCTGGAGTTGTTTCTCTGTGGTGTGAATGCGCGAGTCGTATTCCCGCTGTGTGGCTCCGGCATACTTTGACGCATCAGAGACAGCATTAAAGTTTTTCCGCAAAAGATCGAGGTTAGTCAGAAGCGGCGCTATCGCCTTGATTGACTCCCTGCCGAAAAGCCATTCCAGCCCTTTGGCCTGCTTATCCTTAGAGACATGGCTCAGTCCTTCAAGAACACGGAGCATCATCCCCCTGCTGTCTTTCTGCATCCCTTTGGCCACTTCCTCAGAAGTCAGGCCGATAGCTTTAAGCACGGCTTTCGCATTACCGGTGTTCGCATTGGTCAGTGCGAGCATGAAATTCTGAACCCCGGTTCCCGCGACGTCAGCATCCACCCCAACGCCGGTAATCGTTGCAGCAATCGCCGCAAGGTCACGCGTTGAAACGCCCGCCGTCGTCGCCAGGTTGCCGACAGACGTCACCACCGCGCCGATTTTTTTCTCGGTCGTCGGGCCGGTCATGGCGAGGTAGTTCATCTGATCCGACAGTGTCATGACCTCCTCTTGCGTCAGCTTAAACGACGTCCTCCACACCGCTAACTGATGTCCGGCATCCGCTGCCGTCATACCAAACCCGACGGCGGCTTTTGTGGCATCCTCGGCGAAGCGCGTCAGCTCGTTAAACGGGATGCCTGCGTTCCCCGCCTCAGCGACGATCTCGGCGATACCCTCGGCGGCCATCGGGAGCCGCGTCGACATATCGACGATATCGTTTGTCATTTTCTGGAATGCTTTCGGGTCGTGAAGCTCCTCTATTGCCTTGCGGGCGTCGGCCATGTTGTTTTCGAGGCCCATCGCCTCTTTTGAGGCTCCCGCTATTGCTCCGAGAATGGCGCTCCCTGCCACGCCTGCACCGACTGTTAGCCCCGAGAACTCTTTCTGAAATCCCTTTAGCTGGCGTTGCATCCCCTTTAGCGGAGCGGAAAGGCGATCAACGGCGGTGATAATCGCCTTCAGCTCGAATGAATCAGCCATTGCCTTTTAACTCCTCATTAATGCGAACGGCTTCGGCCTCCATCTCGGCGAAATCCGTGATGGAGGCGCGTTTCAGCTCTAAAGGGTTTACTCGCCAGAAATGCGCGACGTTGTAGAGTCGCCGGCGGAGTCCGCTTCCGTTTCCGAGGACGTAAAAAAACCCATGATATGCATGGAGATCATGAACACATCACGGAGCGCCAGTTTTTCAGCGGAACTGCGGGGAATCCCCGCCAGCGCGGGGATGTATTTCAGGGCGACGGCGCTGTCGATTTTCATCGCACCATCCGCGCCCACATTGAATGGGAAGCCGAGCGCCTCGACCTCATCGAAGCGCGGGGGGCGGAGTTCCAGCACATGAAGTTTCTCGCCATGCGCCATGACTGGCTGTGAAAGTGTAATTTCTTTAATCACTGGTAAAAACCCTCCTGACCGTGAAACTCAATGTCGACCGTGCCGTCCTCGGGGTTATGGTTCATTTCGCCATTCACCCACGCGTTAGAAAGGACATACACGTCCCCGTTGGCAAGCTCGCTCGTTACCGTCATATTTTCCGAGCTGATAAGCTTATCGCGCGGGAACCCCTTCGGAACTTTCGCGGTGAGTTTGGTATAGGGCGCACGGTGCGTTTCCTTGTAGTCGACAGAGCCATCAAGAGCGATCACGTCCTCTTTAAGACGCGTGTTCATGGGAACCTCCACGCCGCCGGTTGCGGAGAGCTGGAGTCCGTCAACTTTGATGTAACAGGTGCCTGCAATCTTACCCATTTGCCATTTCCTCATTCGAATACTGGAGGCGGAACTGATTTTTAAGCGCGAACACGCGGAGCTGATTCACGTAATCAGGCGGGAACAGCACATCAACGCGGTTCGGGTCGTCAGCGTTACGCTCAACAATCAGGTATTTTTTGAACACGTCGAAATTCTCGACGATACCGGCAAGCTCCATTTCGCGATAAGCGGCGCAGATTTCGCCGCGTAACACGGACGGAGTGACAATCGCCTGACCAGGCCCGAAGCGAGTCCCGTCATTCGCGAGCTTGTGTCGCGGATATTTGGTCGTGATGACCGATTTCAGCTTGCGCAGAACATAAGCGGAGGTGTGAAGGGTTTCACTGTCGAGATAGCTGTTATCCGCCACGCCGAATTTGTTCTTCTGATAGGTCGTGATATCACGCTCGATAAGAAGCGTCCCGCTGTTAACTGTCGAGCTGGCGATCCCGTGAGTCAGCAGGGACTGGCGCTCGGTCATGGAGAAACGCTCACCGACCGGAGCCGGTAACGCGCCGGTGATCTCGCCGGTCTGCGTCGGTCGGGCCGGATCATTGCGAATAAACACCGCCTGACGGCCCAGGCGGGACGCCAGAAGCTCCTCCGGCGCGGTCTGCGTTTTTGGCTCATAACCCGCAATGGTGAGGTGCGGGTCGTTAAGCGCTTCACCGAACGCGACAAGCTCCGTCAGTGGGCCAATTTTGGCGGTGTAAACATGCCCGTAGAGCTGTCGTGACCAGCTCCAGCGGCCCGAGGAATCATTCATCTCCTCGCCCATCTGCTTTAACGTCGCCGCGTCGTTATACGGCAGACCAATAAAATCGAACGGCTCGTCACCCATCGCGGCGATCACATTGTCGAGACTGCCGGAGAACATGTAGACCGTGTAAAAGCTGGCATTGATGGTCATCCGCCCCTTGAAGCGCAGCTTTGACAGCGCATAGGCACCGAGAATGCCGATAAACACCGCGACACCGGACGACACCACCGACACCACCAGACTGTTGCGAAAATAGGTGACGAACGGAAAGATCAGCGGATTGAAAATGTCGACATAGTGCTCCAGCGTCCAGTGCTGCGGGAACAGCGTCGGGTGCAGCGAAATCGCCTCTTTCGGGCTTTTGAACGAGGTCATCAGCATCACAAAGAAAGGCAGCAGCGTTGCAATCAGGAACAGCGCCAGCCCGAAGTAAAACCCCGCGCGCCGTGCAAAACGTTTATTTGTTGCCAT